GTCATTTGGAGATTTAAGTCCAAAAACCAGCTCAAAATATCCTGATTCAGTTTTTTATGCAAATTCTGATAATGATATCTTAATGGAATACGATAAAAAAAATGAAAATGTTTATATTAGTTATAACAAAATTTGGTCAAAATTGGAATTATATTTCCCCCTTAAATATGATGATATTCAGTTAATTATGAAGGACTGGTTGGAGGAACATTACAATTTGAGAGTTTTAAAACTTTATAACAGCCAGCGCGTTGGGCAGTCTAGTTGGAGGAACATTACAATTTGAGAGTTTTAAAACTCAGAACGAACTACCTACATTGGTATGAGTGTTGACTTCCGAATCTCAACTCATCAGATCTGCCGTGGGTGGGTAGTTCACTTGACAAACACTTTAAAATAATTATATTTCTAAAACAATTTAAAAACTTAATACAAATTTTATGGCGACAAACACAATGGATGCTGTTTTGGCTCAGTATGAAAAACAACAAAAGTCAAGTACATCTTCAGGCTCAAAGATGAGTCAAGATGAGAGAATGAAAAAGTACTTCGCTGCGGTTCTTAGCGACAAAGAAAATCAAGGACAAAAACGACTACGTATTTTACCAACTCCTGACGGTAGCTCACCTTTTAAAGAGGTATGGTTTCACGAAGTACAAGTTGATGGAAAATGGATTAAACTTTACGACCCAGGTAAAAACGATAATGAGCGTTCACCACTCAATGAACTTTACGAAGAATTAATGGCAACAGGTAAAGAAACTGACAAGAAACTTGCAGGAAATTACCGAGCACGATTATTCTACATCGTAAAAGTTATTGATAGAGATGCCGAACAAGACGGACCTAAGTTTTGGAGATTCAAACACAACTACAAAAAAGAAGGTATCTTAGACAAAATTATTCCAATTTGGAGAGCAAAAGGTGACATCACCGACTCTGAAAAAGGTCGCGACCTTATCTTGGAACTTACAAAGGCTAAGGCAAATAACGGAAAATCTTACACCGTAATTCAAGCGGTTATGTATGACGATCCACAACCACTTCACGAAGATGCTGATACTGCAAAATCTTGGTTGGAAGATGAACTAACTTGGGCTGACGTATATTCAAAAAAACCCGAAGATTATTTAGAAGCGATTGCACGAGGAGAAACTCCACGTTGGGACTCAGATGCTGGTAAGTACGTGTATGGCGATTCATCCGTAGGTACCTCATCTATCGGTGGTTCTTCATCAGTTGAAGACCCACAGTCAATGGACGCACCTAACGAGGATTTACCGTTCTAATTTCAAACTTAAGCATGGACATTTACATAGACAAAGTGTCCATGCTTTTCTATTTTTAAAAAAAATTAACTTATCATGGACAAAATTAAAAACAAAATGTACGAGGCTCTTAAAAAGAAATACGAGAGCGAAATGTTGGATGCTGAGTCATCATTACTTGTTTATTTCACAAACCCTGTTGGTATTGGAGAACATCCACAACACATTGAGGAAATGGATAAATTAATTGAGAAACGAGCAAACGCCCAAGACAAACTCGAAAACTTAGAACAGTTCTATAAATACGAAATTTAATTATGGCTTTGAAGAAGAAAGAGTTCTCATTAGAAACAATAAAAAATAAATACTCTACTAGTACAAAGTATAAACCGGAGTTGTATTACAACTGTGGCGAAGCATTTATGGAGGCTTGTGGATTACCAGGTCCGGCAGCGGGGGCAATCAATATGTTTTTAGGACATACAAATTCTTCAAAAACGACTGCCCTTATATTGACCGCCGCAGATGCCCAAAGAAAGGGGCATTTACCCGTTTTTATTATAACTGAAAGAAAGTGGAGTTGGTCTCACGCAGTCGAATTGGGTGTCAATGCACATCAAAAAGATGATGGAAGTTGGGATGGTGATTTTTTATTTAACGATTCGTTTGATTATATTGAACAGGCAACTGACTATATTAATGAATTGTTGGATATGCAAGAGGAAGGTACTTTACCTTATAACTTGGTATTTTTATTTGATAGTATCGGTAGTGTTCCGTGTAAAATGACATTTGAGGGTCGTGGAGGTAAAATGGCAAACGCCAGTGTGTTAGCTGATAAAATTGGTATGGGTATACATTCTAGGATAACAAAATCGCGAAAAGAAGATTATCCTTTTTATAACACTATGGTGATTGTAAACCAACCTTGGACTGATGTAGATATGACATCACCTATGTCTCAACCGGAAATTCGTGCCAAAGGTGGTGAGGCAATTTGGTTAGCATCATCACTAGTTTTTTTATTCGGTAAACAAAAAAAGGCAGGTATCAATCATATTGATGCAACCAAAAATGGGAGAAAAGTTTCTTTTGCAATCAGAACAAGAATATCAATTTTGAAAAATCATATAAACGGTCTCGGCTATAAGGATGGCAAAATTTTGGCAGTTCATAATGGTTATATTTCAGACACTAAGGAGGCTCTTGATAAATACAAAAAAGAGTATTCAGATTATTGGGTTCAAAAATTGGGCGGCGGAGATTACAATATTGAAGAAAGTAATGATGATATTTTTGAAGAATAAAAAGTAGTATTCTTTATACTTTTTTACATTTATCAGATATTTATTAATATGGGAAGAAAAAAAATTAATGATGACAAGAAGAAGGTTAAGATATCAGTTTCTGTTGACCCTGAATTACCTGAATACTTTAAAGACAAGTCAATTAATCTTTCTTCCCTCGTTAATAAATTATTGAAGGATTATGTTAAAAATGGAGACCAAAGTTTGTAGTAAATGTGGGATTGAAAAACCATTTTGTGAATTTTATAAAAGGAATGACAATAAAAGCGGTTATCGTAAGGATTGTAAATTGTGTTTTAATTTTAAAAATGCCGATTACAAAAATAAAAATTTAAATAAAATTAAGAAAAAAGCTCAAGAAAGATTCCAACAAAATAAAAAAACTATTTTAGAAAAAAAACAAAATTGGAGAAAAAATAACCCCGAAGAATATAAAAAACAAACAAAAAAATATTATGAATCAACCAAAGAGCGTCAGTCAATAAAAAAGAAAATTTGGATTGAAAATAATAGGGAAAAATATAACAGTTATTGGACAAATAGAAAAAAAGAAGACCCCGAATTTAAACTATTATCAGGAATGAGAAGTAGATTATCTTCGTATTTAAAATTACACAACATAACTAAGAAAAACAAAACATTTGAAATAGTAGGATGTACACCAATAGAATTAAAAGAGCATTTAGAAAAACAATTTGTAAGTGGTATGACTTGGGAAAATAGAAATGAATGGCACATAGACCACATAATTCCTTTATCATCCGCTAAAACAGAAGAGGAACTATATAAATTATGTCATTATACAAACCTTCAACCACTATGGGCTGAAGAAAATTTGAAAAAAAGTAACAAAATTATTGTCTAACAATTTAAAAACAATTAAGTGATAAAAACACTTTTAGTTGATGGTAATAACCTATTGAAAATCGGGTTTTACGGAGTCAAAGAATATTACCATAAAGGTGAACATATCGGAGGTATTTATCATTTTTTAAATACCCTCCGTAAGTTTATAGAAGAACAAAACTTTGATAAGGTAGTTGTAATGTGGGACGGCGACTCAAACTCATCGGCACGAAAACTAATATACCCCAAGTATAAGGAAAATAGAACCTCAACGGAAACTGACCAAAAGAAGGAGTCTTTCTATAAACAAAAAGAAAGAATCAAACAATATTTGGAAGAAATGTTTGTAAGACAAGTTGAGGTTCAAAACAACGAGTCGGATGACTTAATTGCTTATTATTGTCAAATATCTGAAGACGAACAAAAAACAATATTTTCTTCCGATAGGGATTTAACACAACTTATTTCTGAAAAAGTATCCGTATATTCGCCACAACAAAAACGAACGTATAAGGTTGGTGATATGGTTAAAAATAAGGATTTAGAATTTCCACACTATAACATCAAAACAACTAAAATTTTATGTGGTGACATCTCCGATAATATCGATGGAATTAGATTACTTGGCGAAAAAACCTTGGTAAAATTATTTCCCGAAATACTTGAAAATCCAATATCATTTAATGATATTTTGACAAAGGCGGAACTTTTATTAAAAGAAGATAAAGAAAATTCGGCTCTTAAAAATCTGCTATCAGGGAAAACTAAAGAAGGTATATATGGAGAAGAATTTTTTCAAATAAATGAAAAGATAATTGACTTATCAAATCCATTAATTACCGATGATGGTAAAACAATTGTTCAAGATTTTTATAAGGAAACCTTGGACCCTGATGGTAGGGGTTACAAAAATCTTATCAAGATGATGATGGAAGATGGATTATTCAAATACCTACCAAAAGTTGATAATGCTTGGGTAGAATTTTTAAGACCAATTTTAAAACTATCAAGAAAAGAAAAAAAGAAATTTAAAAACGAAAAAAATAAATTATGAGAGAACAAGACTCAACAAAAATAGAATTTCTACTTAAAGTCAATGGAAATATTATAGTACAACGATTTTTTAACGTTAGAGGTTATCTATCTGAAAATAATAATTCAATAGAACTTCATGAATTTATGGAGTATCTAATAGACGATTTTAAAAAATCGTTAAGGGTTAAGACTGCGACCTATATGTTAGATAATCAGTATGAGATTTATGAAAATCCTGAAATTATGGAAACATCAATAACTGATGGTCCTGAACAATTTTTAATGGAAATTAAGAACGGGGAAAAAATGATCTACCAACGATACATAGATGCTAAAGTTTATCCGCCAAAAGTTAGATATACAGTTGATATTAGACCTAAGTTAAAGTCTATATTAACATCCTTAACTGAAATTTTATCATCTAAAAAAAATAACTATAATTATTTGGAATATAATCTAAAATCCTAATATTTATCAATACATCAAGAGAAATTTATATGGCGGCGGAAAAGAATTTTGAATACTTAGGACAAGCATTTCAATTACAATTACTGAATCAGATTATCGTAGACAAAGAATTCACCCATTCTATTGTTGATGTTATTGAACCTACTTATTTTGAAAACAAATACTTCAAAATCATACTACAGATGATTAAGGAGTATTACTCAAAATACGAAGTATCACCCTCCTTTGAGACACTAAATCAGATAACAAGAAGTGAATTACCACAAGAGGTTGTTGCAAAAGTTGTATTGGACACCATCAAGAAAATTAAGGATGTTCAAACAGAAGGTGAGTTATTCGTACAAGAAAAAGCTTTGAAATTCTGTAAACAACAAGAGGTTTCAAAGGCGATGCAAAAGGCTCAAAAGATAATCGATGGTGGTGAGTTTGAAAGTTATGACTCAATTGAGGAGTTGTTTAAAAATGCACTTCAAGTAGGAGAAAAAGAGACAACACTAATGGATGTGTTCTCAAACTTGGATGAGGTATTAAACGAAGATTACAGACATCCAATACCTATGGGAATACCTGGTATTGACAGGTTATTAAAAGGTGGTTTGGCAAAGGGTGAAATCGGAGTGGTATTAGCACCAACAGGTGTTGGGAAATCAACCCTTCTCACCAAAATTGGAAACCATGCTTTTAATATGGGGAACAATGTCCTTCAAATATTTTTTGAGGACAACCCAAAAATCATTCAAAGAAAACACATCATCCTATGGACCGGTGTTCATCCTGATGATTTGACCTTGAAAAAAGACGAAGTTATTAAAAAGGTAAAGGAAGTTGAAGGTACGATGAAAAACAAACTTATTTTACAAAAATATGCTTCTGATACTTTGTCTATGAATCAAATTAAAAACTCAATCAGAAAGTTAATTGCTGACGGACAACAAATTGATATGATATTATTGGACTATATTGATTGTGTATTACCTGACAGACAACTTGACGATGAGTGGAAAAGCGAAGGGTCAGTAATGAGGGGTTTTGAAGCTATGTGTCACGAGTTAAATTTAGTTGGTTGGACCGCAACACAAGGAAATAGGTCATCTATTTCATCAGAGGTCGTAACCACAGACCAAATGGGTGGGTCGATCAAAAAGGCTCAAGTAGGTCACGTAATCATTTCTGTGGCGAAAACGTTACAACAAAAAGAAATGAAATTGGCGACAATAGCGATTACAAAATCTCGTATAGGTGATGATGGTATCATCTTTGAAAATTGTAAATTTGATAACGCTATGTTGGAAATTGATGTGGAAAGCTCAACAACTTTCTTAGGTCACGAAGAAAACCAAGAAGAGAAACGTCGTCAGAGAATGAAAGAATTGATGGATAAAAGAAAAGAAAAACAACAAGTTAATTAATTATGGAACAAATATTAAAAACTAATCCAAATCGTTTTGTCATATTCCCTATTGAGTATCACGATATATGGGAATTTTACGAAAAACATCAAGCGGCATTTTGGACCGCTCAGGAAGTGGATTTGAGTGGGGACATTAGAGATTGGGAAAAACTTTCAGACAATGAAAAGTATTTCGTTAAAAACATATTATCGTTTTTCGCAGCATCTGATGGTATTGTTAATGAGAACTTAGCGGAAAACTTCTACAGAGAAGTTCAGTATCCTGAAGCAAAGTTTTTCTACGGGTTCCAACTGGCAATGGAGAACATTCACTCTTTAATGTATTCCCTATTAATTGACACATACATCAATGACCCAAAGGAAAAAATGGAATGTTTCAGAGCGATTGAACATTTACCAGCGGTTCAGAAAAAGGCAAATTGGGCTCTTAATTGGATTAAGAACGCATCTTTTCAAGAAAGATTAGTAGCGTTCGCTGCAGTTGAAGGTATCTTCTTTTCAGGTTCATTCTGTTCTATCTTTTGGTTGAAGTCAAGAGGTATTATGCAAGGATTGTGTAACGCAAACGCCTTGATTTTCAAGGACGAAAACCTACACTGCGATTTTGCAATTCATTTATTTAATAATCATATAGAAAACAAAATATCAGAAAAACGAATCAAAGAGATATTATTGTCGGCTTTGGAAATCGAAAAGGAATTTATTACAGAGTCATTACCTGTTTCTCTTATTGGTATGAACCAAAACCTAATGAAACAATACTTAGAGTTTGTTGTTGATGGACTTTTAGTTAAATTCGGATGTAAAAAAGAATTTAACGTAGAACAACCATTCAAGTTTATGGAACAAATTGCGGTAGAAACCAAAGGTAATTTCTTTGAGAGTAGAACTATCGAGTATCAAAAAGCAAAACTTAACGAGGTAATCTCATTTGATGAAGATTTTTAAATTATAAATTATGTCACTAACAATTATTAAAAAAGGTGGGGAAGAAGTTGCTTTCAACCCCGCCAAAATATACAATCGTATTAAAAAAGCGTCTAAGTCCTTAAATGTAAATTCTGATGAAATTTTTATCAAGGTCATAACATCAGTTCCAACCGAAGGGAGAATAACTACAAAAGATCTGGATAAATTAATTTACGAAATTTCTGCGTCATACACAGGAAGTCACTACGATTATAGTAGATTGGCTTCTACCGTAGCGATATCATCATACCACAAAGAAACTAACCCTAGTTTCAGTGAGGTTATGGAATCTCTAAATAAAGAGGGGGTCATAAACGATGAATTAATACTTACTTTGAAAATCTATGGTAGAGAAAAAGTTGATGAAGTAATTAATCACGAATTGGATTATAACTTTGATTATTTCGCTTGGAGGTCTCTACAAGAAATGTATCTATTGAAAAACTCAAGTGGAGTGGCGGTAGAAAGACCACAACATATGTATATGAGAGTTGCTCTATGGGTTACCAAATCATTTGAAGAGGCGGTTGAGTATTACAAATCTTTGTCAAATCAATTAATATCACCAGCAACACCAATTATGATTAACGCAGGAACAAAAGTTCCCCAGTTAGCGTCTTGTGTATTACATTACAATAACGACGACTCTCGTTCAGGATTACTTAATACTCTAAGAGATGTTTCAACGTACTCATCAGATGCTGCTGGTATCGGATTGTGTATGAGTAACATTCGTTCAAAAGATACTCGTATCTCAACTTCAGGTGGATTTGCTGGCGGTTTATTGAAATATCTTAAAATTGTAAATGAGTCCTTGAGGTTCTTTAATCAACAAGGAAGAAGACCAGGAAGTGCCGCGATTTACATTGAACCTTGGCACAAAGATATTTTTGATTTATTAGATATCAAAAAAAATACAGGACCTGAAGAGTTAAGAGCAAGAGATTTATTTACCGCACTTTGGTTACCTGATAATTTTATGAGAGCGGTTCGTGAGGCGACTGATTGGTATTTGTTCTGTCCTGATGATATAATTAAAGCTGGAATTAAACCTCTTCAAGAGTGTTACGGAGAAGAATATGAACAAAATTACCAAAAAGCGGTAAGTTTAGGGTTAGGTAAAAAAGTTAAGGCTCAGGATTTGTGGTATAAGATTATTGAATCTCAAATTGAAACTGGCGTTCCTTATTTATGTTCAAAAGATAACGCAAACAAAAAGACCAACCACCAAAATATTGGTATCGTAAAACAATCAAACTTGTGTAATGAGATTTACCAATATACGGATGAAAACACAACGGCTATTTGTACATTATCATCAATGATTTTGAAAAATTTTATCGTTGGTGGGGAGTTTAATTTCCAATTATTGTTTGAAGAAACAAGAAAAGTTGTAAGAGCACTTAACAAGGTAATTGACATCAATTATTACTCAACCGAAAAAGGAAAAAAAGGTGGTTTAGAACAGCGTGCAATTGGTATCGGAACACAAGGACTTGCTGATGTATTTTATTTACTTGATTTGATTTTCACATCTGATGAGGCAAGAAAACTAAATAAAGATATCTTTGAAACAATCTATTACGGAGCGATTTACGAGTCAAATAATTTGTGTAGAACAGGTGAATATAAACCATATGACTACTTCAAAGATTCACCAATGTCGAAAGGTATTTTTCAGTTTGATATGTGGGGATTAAATGAAAGTGATTTGTCAGGAATGTGGGATTGGGAAGCACTTAAAAAAGAGGTTATGTTCTTTGGGGTATGTAATTCATTAACAACAGCTCAAATGCCGGTGGCTTCATCTGCAAAAATCACAGGTTCATTTGAAATGACTGAACCGGCACACTCGGCTTTATTTAACAGACGAGTTGTTGGTGGAGAGATTATGATTGTTAACAAATATCTAATTACCGACTTTGAAAAAATAGGTATTTGGACCGAAGCGGTTAAAAATGAAATTATCATCAATGAAGGGTCAATTCAGTCAATTAATTTCAACAAATACTTGGATGTTGAGGATAAAAACTACAATAAGAAAGTAAAAAGAATTGAACATTTGTTGAAAAAATATAAAACGATTTGGGAAATTTCACAGAAAGATTTGATTGATATGTCATCTGATAGGGCGCCATTTATTGACCAATCTCAATCAATGAATATTTATTTGGCAAATCCAACTGTATCAAAAATTACATCATCACATTTCAGAGCGTGGGAAAACGGATTAAAGACACTTTGTTATTATGTTAGAACGAAAGCGATTTCAACAGGAGCAAAACACTTGGCGGTTGATATCGGAAAAGAATCAAAACCACAACCATTACCTGAGATTGATTACAGTAAAATGAATTTACCTCCAAGACCTGACAGTAGTTTGGTCGAATGTTTTGGATGTTCATCATAATGTAATAAAAATCACGACAATATTGTCGTGATTTTTTTTGTTTTGACTATTTATAAATAATGGCGGTGTTAAATGAAAATATTAAAAGTTTCAAATGCTTAGTGAGAGTGTCACATTTTACAAAAAATGAAAAAGACATGGATAAATTCCACAATTGTTATGCTTTTGGAATACAGTCAGTATCTGGTAAAATATTAACTTTTCACGTAATGACAGACTATGGTATGTTAAGATCAAGAGTGCCGTTATCTGAAATTTTTTTAAAGCAACCAAGTAATGATATACCTTTTCATTTTAAACAATTATGGGATTGTTTTTCTGAAAACGTTAGTGTGACAGAATACGAGTTTTTAAAAGGTAAAAGGGGTGAAGTAATATTAAAGGATAAAACAAAAGTGTGGGCGACATACATGATGACTATAGATTGGTTTGATAACTCATATAGTGATGAACCATCAGATTATAAATGCGGTCACTTATTAGTTTCTGATGATGGATATTTACTTCTACAACCAAATAATAGAATATTTTGGAAAGACTCAAATTGGGTTACAAATAAATTTCCATTGGAACTAAAAGAAATAAAAGTAGATACTTCTTTAACTTCAGTTGAGACAAGTTCTGATAGATGGGTTTCAGAAGACGGAGATAGTTACTATTATGATTTTAACGAACATAAAGTTTGATGTATTATATTTATATTTATGGCAAACGGAATAACATACGGAATTAATTTTCCATTTAGAGATTCTTTTAATGGGAAATATCTTGATTTATCTGATACACCTGAAGAAGAAATAAAGACTGACTTAATACATCTTTTACTTACGAGGAAAGGTAGTAGGTATTTTTTACCAGATTTTGGTACACGGCTTTTAGAATATATTTTTGAACCTCTAGACGGACCAACATTTTCAGAAATAGAGGCTGAAATAACTGATTCCGTGACAAAATATATACCAAATTTAAAAATAACTAAAATACAAGTTTATGATGCATCAACAGAGGAACAAGAGCAAAATTTAGTAACAACTGGTGATGATAGAATTTATAGAATACCAGGTTTAGGGACCAAAGAACATACCGCAAAAGTCAAGATTGATTATATAGTTACCTCAAACGCATTTCAATCAAACGATTTTATAATTATTAATATATAAAAAAATATGGCAAATAAAAAAATATCATATACCGTTAGAGATTTCCAATCTATAAGGACTGAGTTAATAAATTTTGTTAAAACTTATTATCCTGATTTATTATCAAATGTTAATGATGCGTCGGTTTTTTCGGTGTTACTTGATTTAAATGCTGCAGTATCTGATAATTTACAGTTTAATATTGATAGAAGTATACAAGAAACCGTACTACAATTTGCTCAGCAAAGATCTTCAATTTATAATATTGCTAGAACGTATGGGTTAAAGATTCCCGGACAAAGACCTTCAGTTGCTTCTGTTGATTTTACTATAACAGTACCCGCATTTGGAGATAGTGAAGATCTTAGATATTGTGGTATCTTAAGGAGGGGATCACAATGTGTAGGGGCGGGACAAATATTTGAAACGGTTTATGATATAGATTTTTCATCACCGTTTAATAATGAGGGGTTTCCAAATAGGACCAAAGTTCCGAATTTCGACAGTAATGGTAAGTTACTGAATTATTCAATAACAAAAAGAGAAACAGTTGTTAATGGTGTTACTAAAGTTTTTAAACGAAGTATATTACCAAATGATGTAGTTCCTTTTTTTGAGTTGTTTTTACCTGAAAAAAATGTATTAGGTGTCACTAGTGTTTTATTAAAAGACGGAACCCAATATGCTAATGTACCTACGAATCAAGAATTTTTAGGTTCTAATAATAGATGGTACGAAGTTGATGCCTTAATACAAGATAAAGTATTTATTGAAGATTCTACGAAAGTTAGCGATCAACCAGGTATCAAAGTCGGCAAATATATTTCAACGACTAATAGAT